TTTATGAGAATGATGTGCGGGCAGGAACGTTCATAATTGCAGATGGTTTTCAAAGAGACCATAGAAAGATTGTGGATGTTATAAGAAAACACCGAAATATGCTTGAAACTTTCGGCCTGATATTAGACAGGAAGTCTAAGTCAGAAGGAGGTCGTCCGACAGTAGAATATATGTTAAATGAAGGCCAAACTATTTTTCTTGGTTCTCTTTTAAAAAATACTGAGGTGGTTATAGCTTTCAAATTAAAAATAGCCCGTGCGTTTATTGTTATGAGAGACGCTTTGGCAAAAATTAGGTATCAAAAAAATGACCCAGAATATATCAGAGCAAGAATTGAGGGAAAATCGTCGAGACGTCTTGAAACAATTATCCTTAGTGACCTTATTCCGTATTCTGTGGCGCAAGGTAGTCAAGGATATGCTGAAAATCCTGAAAACTGTTACATCAACTATACTCAAATGACCAACGTGGCATTATTTAATATTGAGGAAGGTTTTAAGAAAGTTAGGGAACATTTAGACAAGAAGCAACTTAGGCAGGTAGCCGTGGCTGAAGATATTATCGCCGATTCAATCATTGAACTAATGGCAGCCGATTTGCATTACAAGGAAATTTATACCGCTGTTAAGGATAAGATTGAAATATATTCCGAAGTTATCGGCAAATCCAAAGTTCCATCGATTGACATGCCAAAACAGTTGGTTTTATTTTAAACCAAAACCATAAACCGATATATGCCTTACGAGAAATCATCAGGCGTGTGTCAAAAAAGGAGAATTATCATGATAGTTGGAAATTTTACGCCGGACCCAATAAATTTTACACACCAAGGAATCACCGGAACAATCCCGGCCTGTAAAGAGGGATCACAAGCCCATGTAGTGGAAATGGACGATGCCAGGGCCAGGCACATTCTGAACAAGTTCACCAAGATCGGACTTGTTCAAATGCAGTTTGGCGATGATCCTGAAGTCAAGGCGAAAGAATCAGTCGCTCTATACAATCGATTCTGGGAACATCAGATTGAAGTTTTCAATCAAAACAACGAACAACAGAAGGAACAGGGCAATCGCTACAGCAAACCTACCGACTTGCTGGCTGAAAAAGCCAAAGCGTTTGGCCTTGAAATCAAGAGACCGTGGATGGTCCCGAGGAAAGATGATGAGGCCGTCAAAGTCCTACGGGAAGAGAACGCCGAGCTAAAAGCGGCTAATAAAGAGCAGGGTAAGCAGATTGCTCAGATATTGGAAATGCTAAAGGGTCGGAACGCGGAACCCGTCAAGGTTGAACCGGATGCTATAACAGTCAATCGGAAAAGATACAGCTCGCTTGTTGAAAGAACCATGAAGGGATGGTTAAAAAACAACTGGGATGATGTCGAAAAAATGCCTGAGGAGAATCAATTTGAAATCAAAACTAAATATCAGGAGATTTACGAGACGCCATTTCCTACCGAAAAACCTACCTAAACCTGAAACAAGGAGGGTATAATGGCAACTTATTTGAATGGTTATACCCTTCTTGAACGAGTAAGAATCCAACTCGGGGAGTTCAGTACTGCTTATGTCAACGGTACTGACTCAACAGGAAAATATAAAAACTTTCAGATCATGGATGGCATTAACGCTGCCCAGAGGTTTATATACAACACACTGTTTACCCGAATTCCCTATACATTCGAAGAAGAGATTGCGCTGACAGGCGTAAGTTCTGTTTATACCTTGCCTGCCGACTTCGGACAACTGCGATATTTCAAAGATGCTGACGGATATCAAATCTTCCCCATAAGCACCGATCAGCGCAGAACCACGAACAGCAGTGGGTCTGATCGTAGATATTATCGAAAGGGGAACACTCCTGTGGTTGATAAAGCAAGTTCAACGGATGTTTGTACGTTGATCTATTACCGTAAATGCCGAGACATTCACCAGGGGAAAGCATCAGCCGGAGCTGCTACTTCAATCACTTTTTCAACTGATGCTAAGTTGATAGTTGATTATTATAATGGTTTAACTATCGAAAATATAACAAAAGGTTGGGTTGACGTAATCGACGATTACGCTGTAACTCGCGTTGCTACTATTTCAGAGACGGCAGCGGCGAACGATTATTATGGAACGGTTAGCGACCTCCCGGAATCATTTCATTTTTTAATGGTGCCACGCGCAGTTTTTGAAATTACAGGCGGATTCCCTGGAACAAAAGACTCTAAAATATCCGGGATAGAATTTTTCCAGAGAGACCTTATGGCAACTCTGAGAGCTTATGCCGGGGCACCACTTGACACTTATCCTGAACAGTTATGGTGTTCCTACGCCAGTGGCTATGGTGGACCAGGTGCGCGAATTCCTGGGCATTAGTGAATGTTTCAATCATAAAAAAGGAGCAAGCAGATGGCATGGCCGGATTTTACAGATCTTCAAACCAGAGTTAGAGACTTACTAAACGAATCAACGGCGGGTTTTTACACTGACGATCAGATAAAAAGATGGGTCAACGATGGCGAGCGAGATGTTGCCATGAAAGGTTTGTGTATAGAAAGTATCAACGCTTTAACCACTACTGCCCATACTCGTTTGGTATCCACGAACTACAACAAGGTTCTCTATGTTGAATACAATGATATTGGACTTGTAAAAATCAATCCAACTATGGTGGGACACCTTGATGTAAGCGGTGTCACGCCGCAATTTTGGTTTCCGTGGGGTAAATATATTGGCATAGAACCCATTCCAGGTGCTGCATACTCTCTGAACGTATATGCTTCAATACTTCCAAGTGAGGAATTGGTAGACGCTACGGACGAGCCACAAATTCCCAGAAGCTTTATACCCCTTGTGGTTAGGTTTGCGTTTTATCGGGCTTTAATGAAGGCTGGTTTGTTTGCCAAATCGGCAAATATTTATTCGGCATATATTTACGGTCTTCAGGAAGCGCGGGACAATATAGTACAGAAATGGAAGAACACGATGGCCGACACCCGAGTTCCTGAAAAAACTGTAGTAAGCGAGGTATAAAATGGCAGCTTTTACTTATACATTAGGAGAAATTCGTACCAGAATTAGGGACCTCTTAAACGAATCAACTGCGGATTTTTACACAGATGCGGAAATCAACAGATGGATAAATGATGGCGAAAGAGATATTGCCGAAAAAGGTAATGCCTTGTGCCATATAGACACCATTTCAACCACCAGTAGCACTAGAACCTTAGCATTTGTAGGCAATAAGGTTGCTTTCCTTGAATATACATATGCTACTGATCAAGGTTTGGGTTTAAAGAGAATTACTGCCAACCAAATTGGCAAATTAGCCGACAATGCCACATCCCCGCAACGATGGTATTTTTCCGGCAATAATGTAGCTATAGAACCGGAACCTGACGCTACGTATTCTCTTAGTGCTTATATATACGACTATCCTTCTACTGAAATGAGTGCTGATGCTAACATCCCGGAAATTCCAGCCGAATTTAGGCCACTGTTGATACTTTTTGGTTTAGTAAAAGGCTTAGAAAAAATTAAAAGATATCAACAAGCGGCACAGGTTTACGGGATGTACCTCAACGAACTTAACCATACTCGGCAGGATAAAATCGAAATTCAAATTGACAGTTGGGACATGATAAAAGATGCCTAGACTAAACCCAGAAATTCCTATTGCTGAAGATATTCCAGGACCTCGGCAAATACAACAGGAACCGCGACTCAATCATGAGATTCCTATTGCTGAAGACAAAGAGGGATTACCGTCCTTCACTACCATAAAGGGACTACCGCTAAGGGGCGGATGTAACACTGTAGTCCACAAGAGCTTGCTTCACGCCGGCGGGTTTTCTATGGTCCAGAACCTTCGCGCAAAGCATCCGGGATTCATAAAGCGTCCTGGACAGAGAAAACTGCACGCTACGGCAGACTCTACCAATCAGGCGATGACGCTCTACCAGTTTCGGAAGTCGCGTATTGACGAAAAGCATTTTTACGTTCAGTGGAGTGACGGAACTGTCATGACAGCGACAAACGATCCGCCAACTGTTTCCGCTGGAGTTTCTGGAACAGTTGATGCTCACACTGGCACATCTAAAACCAGCGGCATGAAACCTGCGTCTTGGGCCAACCTTGATGATGTTCTTCTTTATAGCAACGGCGTTGATCAGCACCAGGTTTGCGCGGGGGATACTAATTATATCACCAAGATTGTTAAATATGACCATGCTTCTGACGCGCCACCTACTATTCCAGAAGACGGAAGCGATTATTCTACCGAAGCGACAGACGGATTGACGACGACCGCCGTAATCTTAGACTCTCTGAAGACTATTGCCGCTTTTGAATGTGTGTATATCTGTACGCCGATACCCGCGAATAAGCTTACATTCACGATAGGCAAGGCAAACGGAACTGCCGCTGTCGGAACGTTGAAATATCACAAATCAGACGGAACATGGACAGATACCACGGAAACCGATGGCACTATAGATTCAGGAAAAACCCTCGGGAAAACCGGTTCTATGGTATGGACTCACCCGTCTGACGAAGTGCCCCATTTCATGTATGGCATGTCGGGGTTTTGGTACCAGTGGGAGACCGATACAGAGCTTGATTCAGAAGTGGAGATTACAAAAATAACATACGGTAGTGATTTTCAGGATCTGCGCAATGTGTGGGACGGAGCTGTACCGGCCTCTATTGAGGTTCAGGTAGGATCAACCGACGGGTATTATGAAACATATGGTGGAACTTCGGTCACTTTGTCGGAACTGGGATCTGCAAAGAAGATTTATATCGCTTCAGCGGACCCTCTTCAGGGGATCTACATTGATATTGGCGCAACCGTAGACGTAAACGGAACGGACATGACTTCCGTGAAATACTGGGACGGAGCTGCGTTTACAACCGTGGGAACGATAACCGACGGTACTAACGGCCTTGGAAATTCCGGGTGGATAACATTCCCTCGACAATCCGCCGTTCAACCCACTCAGTTTGGTACTGGTAAATATTACGCATATTGGTACGAATTAACGTCCCCTGCCGAGACCATGCCCGAAAATATAGTTGTTGGGGTTTATACCATGCCGTATTTTGACATTGAAGAATTTGGAAAAGGCGAAGCGAATTGCGCATGGAAACACAGAGGGTGTTACTCGTTTACCTTATTTGGGGAATACATTTATGTTTCGGCGTCTTATCTACCGTTAGCTTTAAACGGTGACGATTTTGGTATTCTTCTGGCCGGTGACGGGTGATCTAATAAAGTCATAGCTATGCGTAAGTTTCATAACGAGCTTATGGTATGGCAGGAAGAAAAGGGCGTTGAGGGCGGATGTATAACCTTGTTCCAGGGGTATGATCCTGCTCACTTTGGTAAATTATTGCTGTCATCCAAAGTTGGGGCAATGAACGCCAAGTGCGCTGTTGTGGTGGACGGTGTTATGACGGCGACCGCGACAGACGAAAAGATAAAAACAATAGCATTTTGCTTATCGAGGTACGGTGTTTGCGCGACTGACGGGACCGTGGTTTCTGTTATCTGACGACATTCAGAATTATTTCGACCCGACTAAATCAGAATGTATCCGGCGGGGTTATGAGAATGAAATGTGGTTATCTCATGACTCGGCGCATAATGTATTACGAATAGGGTTAGTGTCAGGAGCGACGGCAACCGTGCCCAACATATTCCCTGTGTTTGATTTAACAGACAAGACATGGAGCTTTGACGATCTGAAGCAAGAATTGTCCTGTATGACTGAAGTAGAGTCGAGCGCGGCGTTCACCATTGACGCTATCGCCTATGACCCTGCGGTTATTCAGGTGGGCGGTGGGGTTGATGACGGCCTTGTATATCAGCTAAATGTTGGGAAAAACGATGTTACAACGGCAATCGACGGTTACCTTACGCTGGAGATTAATGCCGGTGGGGAGTATATACGGTTATATGAGGTAATGTTAAGAGCCGGAGCGGTGGCTACTTCAGCTGGAGACATTACAGCAACTTTCACTCTAAACACCATTGCGGCAGGAACAAAAACGCTTTCCATGTCACCTGAGATTTCAACCCAGACAATCAGAAGACACAGATTCCCTTTAAATATTTGCGACCAGAACATTTCTATTAAGCTTCAGAACAATGCTGCGAGCAAGGTCATGGAATTGCTGGACCTGGGCCTGAGAATGGAGATCGTCAGTGAAATGTAGAATACCGGACAGATGGAAGAATAAGATAGTAAAGACGCTTCCTTACAGAGACGAAGCGGGCGAGATAGTCCCGGATAATCCCCCTATGAATGCGAAAGGACTCTGGGACAAACCGAAGACAACAGCGGATTATGTCAAAGAAGACAAATATCTCAAAAAAACCGATAGTTAGGGATTACGGGATTCAGTCTTATCGGGCTGCTGACGATGCGGACTATTCCGAAATCATAGGTACACCTACGTTTTTCGCTGCGAATGCCGCTACTGTTGTCAGAGAGTCAGAGTTTGCAAAGCCGTATAAGCTTGGTGAGGAGGGTTGGGGAGACGACTACAGTAGCATGGAATATGACATTCCCGACTGGCCTGGAATCGATTATCCGGGCATTGATTTTCCCGATATGGGATTCACTCAAAATT